ATGGAAACTACGGAAACAGTCGAAAAAGTATTTATGGCAGAAAAAGAAATGGTGTCTGCTATCACTGGCTACAGTATCTCTACGATCAATGCCGCACTGCATGGAGATCGTCAGGACTCGCCGGCAGCCAGTGTGATCCGCAAGGTGCTGAATGAAATGAAGACTTATCAGAAGATTACCATGAATTCAATGGTAGAGACTCTGAAGCAGAAGTACTACCAAAAGTCTTAATTCATTCACCCACTCAGTCACCGTCAACGCCTTGGAGCTACTTGAAAATGACATTGCTGTCACGCGTGCAGAGCTGCTAGAAATTCTTACTGAAAAGCAGATTCACCACGCAACCAATCGTCAGAAAATCACCGCAATAGATCGTGGCATTTACTCTTACGAATCCTTTCCGCTCAAGTGGAAACGATTGTTCTCAGTTCATTTTTGCTACGGTCACGAACCTTATGGATTTCTAGGTGCATCCCAAAAAGCGGTTGCTGAAGATAGTTACAAGCAACGTCGTCAACGGATGGCAGCACTGATACAAATTGTACCAGAAGAGCTGCAAGCCTTGCAGGTGCAAACTGGCAAGAAACTGGCTGCCGGATATGCCAGGCTGTGCGGATGGTTGCGGTTCATCTCAGAGACCACACGGCAGGACTGCAAGGATGTGTGGGGACTGGCAACGAAGGAAGAGTTTTACCATGTGTGCCTAGAGGCAATGAATGCCGAATGGAACAGTGGCAAGTTGTCGGGCCAACGGATTACAGAAGTCAGGCCGTTGCAAAATAAAATCGCGGCTTTCATTGCTGAAGGCACGGCAGCAGTGGTGAATAAGAAGTGCGGAAAACGCAATCTGAACGCCAAAAAGCTGTCCAAGAATGTGGAACGTGCCTTGGTGATACTGCTGACACGTACCATGCGTGACAATCGAATTTACCTGTTGGAAGCCTGGAAACAGTACAATGAGTTTATGCGCGGGCTGATTCAACTGGTGGATGTGGAAACCGGTGAAATCATGGCACCGCAAGGCATGCCAACCGTGAGTTTGAGTACGGTAAAACGTGCACTAAAACAGCCTGGAATTGAAGCAGAAATACAGAAGTTGAGCCGTTCGGCACTGGACTACAGCAACACTACCAAAGGTCACGCACTCCGCAAGGCTCCGACGTATTCGCTGTCACTGGCATCCATGGACGATCAGGATGTGCCATACAAGCTGTCAACCGGTGGCAGGGCATTCGCTTACTACATTTTTGATGTGAAATCAGGTGCCATTATCGGTGTGGCAGTTGGTGCGGAAAAGAATGCAGAGCTATTCAAATCTGCCATAGCCAACCTTATGCAAAACCCTGTGCTGAATGGACGGATGCCACTGGAAATAGAAGTGGAACAGCACATCAGTAGTGGCTTTAAAGATACCCTGTTGGCAAAAGGCAATGTGTTCCCGTTGGTGCGTTGGGCACTGGGTGGAAACCCGAAAGAAAAAGCAGCCGAACGCTTCATTAAACGCATGCGCTACGACCATCAGAGACAGCGTGAAGGCTTTCAGTTCCGACCCAAAGCACGGTTGGATGCCAACCGGATGAACACCGATAGAAAGACAGTTAAATACGCTTTTAGTGAGGTTCAAAGCTTCGTGCTGATGGATGTGGAAGACTACAACAACAGCGAACACCCACAGATCAAAGGCAAAACCCGGATGCAGGTACTACTGGAAAACCTGAACCCTAATGCAAGCCTGGTGAAGTGGAGTGAGGACATCCGATACGTAGGAACGAAGGTAGATACCAGCATCCGGCACAATCAGTACTGCATCGTTCGTGGACATCAGTTTGTGTTGCCATCTGCTGACATAATTAAGCGAATGAAACACTACAAAGTTGAGGCATACTACGTGCCTGAACTACTGGAAAAGAAGGTTTGGCTATATCACGAAGGCGAATTCTTGTGTGAAGCAATGGCAGCAGATACGATTGCTTTCAATGTGGCAACTGCCGAATGGACCGACCAGGACAAAGCCAATTACCAGTGGCAAAAGCAATTCCTGGCAGAGCAGAATGAGATGGTGAAGGCCGGTGCTGCTGAAATCAAACGCTTTGATGTGATCCTGAATGAGAACATTACGCAGATGCCAGATCGGAGACAACGGCAGGACATCTACGACGATCCAACCTTATTTGATTGACTATGACAAACGCATTCCGAACATTCAAATATCAGGAGCTTGCTGTAAAATACGTGTATAGCTGCACCCGTTGGACATTCCTTAAAATACTGGTGGTTGAAAGGCACAGTTACACCAGGAACCGCCTGGAACGCTATCACAGCATTCTGTATGTGGAGCACGAAGGACAGATTTACTTCAAACGAATTTACCCATTTGACAGATACTTCGAACACTTTGAATTGCTGCAACGAAAGTGGCTTTACAGGCAAATGGCAAAGCTTGGTACTGTCAAATTAATCCGACCAACCGACCTATTAAAACACTAAAACCCGCCAAAAGCGGGAATCAGTCACCAACTAAATTTATTTTTTATGACATCGCAAATTAAAGAAACTATTGTCAATCTCCTAAAGGAGAAAAAGAGCCGTCTAGGCTTGTCGGATGCTGCATCTGCCCGTCAGATCGGTATCAGTTCCGGAACCATGAGCCAGGTCGTGAACGGCAAATGGGACCTTATCAGTGAAGATATGTGGCGCAAGATTGCCAATTGGGCCGGGTATACACCGGACTGGCAATTGGCAGAAACCGGCAACTTTAACCGGATTGTGTCGGCTGCCAAGCGTGCCAAAAAGCTGTCTGAAACGCTTACCATCAGCTACGAACCCGGCACCGGCAAAAGCTTTGCATTGAAGCATGTTGCCAATAACCTGCCAAACGTGGTGTACCTGGAATGTGAAGAGCACTACAAACGCAAGGACTTTCTTGCCAAGCTGTTGAGTGCAATGGGTGTGCAAGCCTTTGGAACGGTTACCGAAATGCTTGATACCATCATTGAAGAGCTGCTAAGGATGCAGAAACCCCTGGTGATCCTGGACGAATTTGACAAACTGGACGACCCAGTGATGAAGCTATTCAAAAGCATCTGGAATAAGACAGAAGGTAATTGCGGGTTTGTGCTGGCAGGTGCACCGTTCCTACGTAACCGCCTGGAACGTGGAGTGAAAAAGAATAAGCAGAGCTACGTGGAGATGTGGAGCCGGATGGGTCGGGAATATGTAGCGTTGAACCCGACTACTGCCAATGACATTGCAGCCATCTGCCGTGCCAATGGCATCGAAATGCAGGAAGATATTGAGGAGATCATCCGTCGTTCGGATGCACGGGACCTGCGGCAGGTAAAGCGTGAAATTGCTACGTTCAAATTGGAGCAAATTGCTCTGTTGCGGAAAGGAGGGGTGGCAGCATGAGACAAAGAAAAATTTTCGATTATACAACAGTTGGCTATTTCGCTACTGTGGCAATGGTCAAACAACATGAAAAGAAACTTCACTGGCAAAACGCTTTTGTAGGGAATGTGAGGCAGGTTTTGGTAGTGCACTGGAGAATGGGAATAAAAGATTCCTACACCTCAATACTTGATAATGATGACGGTTCAGGATTGGCAAAAATAGAAAGTGGGTGGTGGCCGAATATGCCACACAGAGAGATTGAAATAGTGGAAGAGATCAAGGAACTGTATGAGCTACCAGAAAGAGAGTGGAATCAGTTCAATCCTCTCAGATACCAAGCTATAAACGCGCAAGTTGAAACTTATCAGGAGCAAAGATTTGCAGGTGATCCAGACTATGAGGGATTGAAAAACCTAAAAGCAGTTGTGAAAGGAGGTAAACTATGAGTACGACTAACGGATTTGCCACACTGTTCATGCAGTTTGATTCAGCAGAGTTTGCCAAGATGCACCAGGCCGAACACGAATACCGACGCAACTGGCTTGAGAAGAAGATTGCGGATTGCAAAAAGAAGATTGCTGAAGGCATACTGTCACCCTCCATACGGGTGGCAGTACTTGAGGACATGGTAATGTTTCAGGACATCTTGGATGCCATGTACGTGCAGGAAAAGGAGGTGAAAAATGAAGAGTAAACGGTATGTGAACGGGTTTGAAATTGAACTGGAATGGAGTACCCAAACCACTTTTGAAAGCCATGCACTGATGCAGATTCATGAAGCCTTGCAGTACATAGAGTTTGGTGGTGGAGACAAAGGATACGTGAATAGTCTACAAGCTGTGGCATCTGTTGTGACCATAGCAATGGAAACCCGTAAGGTATTCAATCATCTGGCAAAGGTAAAAGGCACACCAGGCGAACGCGGGAAATTCTGGAAAATTGAAGTGTGGCGAAACCTGCAAACTGTGGGTGAAGCCAGTACAGAAAGAACGGCTTTGTGGCTCACCATTGTCAATGTTAAGGATCGGGAAAAGGCATGGATGGAAGCGTTCAGAGATGCGTTGAGCTGCATCGAATTTGGTCCGGTGAAGGAGGTGAGTAATGACAAAAAATGAAGCATTGAAAGCCATGAAAGAGGGTCACAAAGTAACCCATAGGTTTTTCACCTCCGAAGAATTCGTTCAGCTTGACAAGCAAGGTAGAATCATTGATGAATCAGGATATATCCTTACCTCTTTTTGGAATTACAGACCTGATGAATGTTGGAATACCGATTGGTCCATTTATCAAGAAAGTGAGGTGCAAAATGGGTAGGACAATCTCAGTAAAGGAACTGCTATCCAAAAACTATCCCACCTACGAATTCAATGATCTGTGGACGGATACGATTGGTAAGCCTGAAAAGAACTTCCGGATGCTGATCTGGGGACTACCTAAGAATGGCAAAACCACATTCTGCATTCAGTTTGCCAAGTACCTGACAGCGTTTGGTAAGGTGTATTACAACTCTACCGAACAGGGTGAAGGCAAAAGCCTGCAAGATGTGATGAGGCTGTGCAAAGCGGATGAAGTACCAGGTGGCAAGCTGATGATTGGGGACCGTGACACCTTTGATGAAATGTGCGAAAAGCTACGAAAGCGGAACAGTCCAAAGTTTATATTCATCGACAGCCTTCAGTACATGTATCTGACACAATCGCAGTACAAGCAACTGGTAGATGAATTTCCTAACAAGGCATTCATAATCATCAGTTGGTCGGAGTCAGGTGGCAATCCCAAAGGGGAACACGCCAAAGCTCTACGGTTCATGGTAGACATTACCTGTGAAGTAAAAAAAGGAGTGGCAAATGTGCAAAGTCGTTTTGGCCCAACCATTCCTTATCAAATTTTCGACACACCCAAACCACTGCCCGTAGGCAAAACCATTCCCTTATTCGGCACATGAAAAAAGACATCTTTCAACCCACCTTTGATAAGGTGATTCTACTGGCAGGAATTACGCCGGAAGAGTTTACAGAGTCAATGACTGACATTGCTGTGGAGTTTACGGAAAACTTCCTGGGTAAGTCACCCGAACTGACGGGAGCCCGTCAGGCACTGTACACCACTCCGGAATTCTGGGTATGGTTCAAGCGGTTGTTGGCAAATGCCAGTCTTGCCTGGATTCAGATGGTGGAAGAAAGAACCTTTCAAGAGCCTGAACGTCGGTGGGAATACTGGCAACGGTCCATGCGTACCTATATGCACCTGTACCGACCTACCGAAATAGTGATCAAGTCCTACACCCAAAAGCTCCAATTAGCTGCATGAAATACACTTATAAAAGTGCTGTAGCCATTGCCTGTGCAGTGGCTACGGGAATCTTATTGCTTATTCTTTTTTGTACAACCCTTTAACTAAACAACCCATGACCAAAACCAAAGCAAAAGTAGTACTGCCTACTGAAGCAGAAACCGAAGCCCTGTTGATTACCTACAAACAGCTCTGTGAGGAAGCCGACGAACTGAAAGAGAAAATGGACAAAATCAAGACACAGATTTTTGAACACTGTGACTTGCACCCGGAATGGTTCGAGGAAGGTCACCGCAAGCATTTTGGTAAGCATGGCTACGTAGATCAAAAGCTAATAAGCAAAGTGCTGCTGCCTGAAAACATGCAGAATGCCAATGATCCGGAACTGATTAAGTTTTGCCGGAAGTATCCACGGGCTGTAAAGTTTGAGTTGGTAAAGTCGCAACTCAACACTATTGACCTGGACGCCTGGGGTATTGTGCTGGATCAGAAACGTATGAAAACGATTGATTGGTGATGCAGGACTATGGCAAATTTAACGGTTCAGGTAGCGGTGACTACCTGGCCGTTGAGTATGACAAGCATTATGGTGCCTGGTATGGGATGTACAAGATGAAGAAAGCGGGAGGTAGATACGTGATCATGTTTGCTACCCTGCCTACTCATTCTACCTGGGAACAGGCAGCAGAAGAAATTCAAACCCTTTTTCCTGCCATGCCGAAAGTCCAAAAAGAAACCACGGAAGATAGTTTTACACCTACCAAAAATTACTGATATGCACGCATTTCCGGAAGCTGAAACACCGCCTGATCTGCCTGATCCGAAAGTGATGGCAGGTATTGCACTGGGAATTTTAATCATCTATGTCTTATACCAACTATTCAAATGAATATCAAAACTAAGTTTTCAATGGGCCAAAAAGTTTGGTTCATGAAAGATAACAAAGTCACTGCCGGTATTATCAAACAGGTTGAGGTGAAAATTGATATTAGTGACATAGGTGAATCAGAAAGGCAGACTGTAAGATACGGTATACGTCCTACAGTGGGTGGAACCCTGGAAATATTCAGTGACTATGGTTTGTATGCCAACTCCAAAGAATTGATCAAATCCTTAGTTCCGAAATCAGAATGATACCCAACTACGAGAAACCCAGAACAGCCGAACAAAACCGCAAGCTGTGGCAGGTTGCCAATGAACTGGGTTTGGATCAGGAGCAGATTGGTGATCTGGCTTGGAGCTTCAGTAGTGAACGCACACGGAGCACGAAGGAGCTAACCATTCGTGAATGCAACGAACTGATTGAATACCTGGCAGGCCGGTTGTCGGAAGGCAAAAAGGCAATGCGTGGCAAGATCATTCACCTGCTGTGCACGCTGCCTGAAAGTCCGATGGTGGACAGCAAAGGTGCAGCCGACTTTGAACGAATCAATACATTCATTCAGAATATCGGTTCAAACAATCCGAAAAAGAAGATTCTGAACTACCTGTATTATCAGGAGCTGGTGCCGGTGGTGAGCCAGGTGCAGGCTATGTACGATAAGCAAATGAAAAGTTTAACCAAATAAATCTTAACACTATGTCAGTAAAAATTCAAATCTCAAGTCTTGACGCTCTTGAACGTCTCATTGGTGGTGACACAGAATTAGAAATTGAATTACGCAATTCGGTAGTTCAAAACTTTGCACATAAGCATTTGAAAGCTTTGGTGAATCCCAATTTAATGGCTCCTTATGTAAATGAGGTAGCAGATAATATTAGAAAGGAATTTACTTCTGAAATAAAAGATGGCTGGAATACCAAAAGAGTTCTAAGAAGCGAAATTCTAGAACAGTTAAAAGTAAGCCTTGCAACAGTGGCTCAAATCGAATTAAGAAAAGTAGTTGAGGAGTCCTTGGAATTTGCTAAGGCAAAGAAAAGCATTGATGAAGCAATAGAAAGAACGGTTTATTATATAGATGTTGAGTTAAGAAAGAAAGTATTGCAAGAAAAAGTGGATGCACTTGTGGCTGAAAAACTTAAAGCTGCTTTAAAACTCTAAAAATAGTATCTCTCACAAGTTGTAAACTCCACTAAAATGGCACAATCGCAAACCGAAAAGAAAAAACAAGAGAGTTTGGATGCTCTTAAAGACGCTACGGAGTTCATTGTAATCACCAAGAAAGGTGTCAATGTCCGGTGCATTATTCATGTGTTTGAAGACAATCAACCCATGATGGAAATTGGATACGCAATCAATGAGCTGCTACGCAGTTACTTCACGGAAGAGTCAATTGATGAAACTACAGTAGGTTTAAACAACTCAAACTGATGAAAACTATAGTGTTTGAAGATTGCGGCCAAGACTTCCTGGAATGGGACTTGGACGATGAAGGCACCGTGATTGACTGCCGTCCTTTTCAAAGTTGGTTGTGGAAAGGTTCACGGATTGCCTATCCTGATCCGCTCAAAGTTGGTGACCAACCGGAAGTGGAAACGTCGGAAGGTAGATACCTGACACTCAAATATCAAATCATTGAAATCAAAGAAAATCAAAACTGACAATGGGATACCTAACAAATGGGCTGACTTTCAACGGACTGAGAGAAGCCAACAAAGCCAGATTGCCAGAGTTCAAAAACAGCAAAGGAGAACCGGCACATGAGAAAGCGGATGGTTCGGATTGGACCTTGGGCGAATGGATGAATGCCGTGGCCGGTGAACTGGGTGAGGCTGCCAACATCATCAAAAAGGTGCGTCGGGGTGACATGACAATGGAGGAAGCCAGGCCGCTGCTGGCTAACGAATTTGCGGACATTGTGACTTACCTGGACATTACTGCCATGCAGGCCGGTATTGATCTTGGCAGAGCCACCATACACAAGTTTAACCAGGTTAGTCAACGGGTAGGATCAAAGGTTCGGGTTGACCATACGGGCATGTACTATATAAGAGCATGAAAACCATCACGCTGAAATTTACCAAACAGGAGGCACGGCTAATGGCCGAACTCCTGTCTGATCTGATTCAGAAAGTGCCGGATCGGAAGGATTACGAAGCGGATGGTGATGGTGATTGGTACTATTCGGTGGACCGGTGCATGGCAGGTGTAGTGGCTCTGATCTGGCATAAGTACTACACCAAGTTGCTTGCCTGCGAAACCGGTGGCACCATGAAAATAACACTACTGGAACCGCACGCACTTGCCTTGCTGATTCACATGGCTTACCTGAATGGCAAATTCAGGAGCCAGGACCATGAACTGATGGCACTATCCATTACCAGTCACATCCACAAATCTACCACATGAGAAAGTTTGTAGTTATCAGTCACAAATACGATTGTGAAATCACGTTTACCTACTCTTCAAACGGTATTCTATTGGGCTTTGAAGTCAATAAGGCGTTAGGGCCGGAAGACTTGCAAGGGATTGTAGCCACCGCTTTTTACTATCTCAAAGACCTGGAAAAGGCATACAGCACACCCAAGCTGAAAGGCAAATTGGTGGAGCTGGTGCAACTCCTAAGCTTTGATGACTTTTGGAATAAGTATGATTACATACCGGATAAGAAACGGGCCAAGGACATCTGGGTGAAGCTGCCACCCCACGAACAGCGCAGAGCCTTTGACTATATCGAGAACTATAACAACGAACTCCGAAGGTCAGGCATGGCTAAGATGTACGCCAAAACCTATTTAAAGAATAAAGTTTGGGATGTATAAGGCCTCCCCCTAACCCCCTCCCGTGGAGGGGGAATTCTAACACGAGTAAGTTTTTTGGTAAAAACGAATGTTATTTAAGGTTTACTTTCTCGCAGTTTTGTTATTAATGTCTCACTAATAAACTGTTAAAACATGAAAATATTAAAAATTATTGGACTGTCTATTTTAGGCCTATTTGGTTTAATGTTCATTGTCTCACTTATTGGGCTTGCCATAGGTGGAAAAAGTAAAGCAAAAGAAGAGGTTAAAGCTGTAGCGGCATCAACTGAGGTGTATGATCCGAACGCTGAACATGACAAGTATGTAAAAACTGTTCAGTCGTACATTCCTATGCTCACCAAATATGAGCCAAGCGAACGTGCTACTCCTGATTTGGTAGTGCTTGACGCTGTTATCTTTTACTCTGCTGCAACAGAGGTTATTAAAAACCGGCAAAGTTCAGATACGGCATTGGCCAATGCTGCCAAGCAAATAGAAAAAAGGTTAGTGCCATTGCAGCAAAAGGAATTTCCCAAGCTGCGCAAAGCATACGCTGAAAGCATCTATCAGACTATGTGGAAAAACGATATTTATGTTACATTGTCCGGGTCGCGAAACAGTACCATTCGATTCACAGGAGGTGTATTTGCTAGTAATAAAAATATTGATGAGTTTTTAAGTATGGAAAATGATCGGATGTGGACTAACCTGAAAAGTTTTCGATTTAAAAGGATTGAATTTTGTTGGTACAAAGGTCAGGATGATGATATTGTTTATTATACAACCAAAGTCCCATCGGATGACAAGGTGGCTACATTAGAGAGTTTCTAAGCGAAATAATTACACCCGCTTGACATTGCCAGTTAAAATATAGTATCTTTGCCCCTGTCAAACATTCAATATTTCGTGGGTGCTGCAAGCCCCACTTTTACAGGCAGGGGCTATTTTTGTGCCTTGATACTTCTATTCTATATAGAAATAGCGGTGTCGTAACCCCGTGCTTGCGTTGTAGTGGCGTAAGCAACCCCCACGAAAGTGAGTGTTTGACAACGGGACGTGCGGCACCGCTATTTTGTTGCACAAAACTAAATGTCAAACACTCCAATGCAGTACCTTATCAAAATTGAGCAAAAAGATGGGCGAAATACCGTCTCTGCTCGCGAACTCCACTCTTTTTTACAAATCCAAACTAAATTTACGACTTGGATTCAACGTCGTATAGATGAATATGGATTTGTTGACAATCAGGATTATAGTATTATTTCCCAAATCTGGGAAACCAATAATCCGAAGAATCCCAAAACGGAAGGTGTCGACTACGTTCTAACCCTAGACATGGCAAAGGAATTAGCTATGGTGGAAAAGAACGAAAGAGGCAAACAAGCACGGCGGTATTTTATCGAGTGCGAGAAAACCCTGCGTTTTGCTGTGGAATCTCCACAGGTATTCAATCTGACAAAGATCGTTACACAGGCGGTGCAGGTGTGCGGCAGCCAGGCCAAACTTGCCAAGCGAATCGGTGTGAGTACAGGTACACTTTCGCAAGCTATCAATGGGCAGCTCTCTTTATTTTCCAATGAAATGCTTCGGCAGATTGAAAAAGTGTCGCGGAAGATTGTAGACAAAGGTGCCGGATACGATGCTGAAATCATTGAAGATGTAATGAAAATCGAAGACAAGGCGTTGCGAATGAAACTATTTCGCACCTTGAGAAAGGAGGCTGTGCTATGATACAGTGCACTGATAATTCGATCAAGATCGAAATTGAACACACCTCGCCTTGTGAAGAGCTTGAGCATTACCGCAAAGGGTTGTTCGCTATTCTGAAAGCGGTTTGCGCATTAGACCCTATTGAGTTTTCATCGTTGCGAATTGAGATTCATGATACGATTGTATTACTTGAGCACTTGTCACCCAGTAGTGGACAGGTGAATGACTGAAGTGAAAAGCCTCCGAATTCGGAGGCTTTTTTTATTTGAATGCTGCTGCAATGTCCTTTTCAATCAGTGCCTGAATATCCTTGACTAGCTTCTTATCCGTTCCCATGAACTTGCGTTGTGGCATCACAAAGCCCGAACCCCTTCCGGCCCTTAGCCCAAGATCATGGACCGGTGCATACACCAGGCCGGTACCTACGACAACTTTGGTGGAGCTGGCAGAGATCAGGCGGATGTCACGCCGTAACCTGCCGGTGCCAATCAGGATGCCACGGGTGCGTGCCGCTCCTTTTTGGTAGCGCAAACGGGTGGAACGCCTGCCGGTGCGGCCACCAATGGGTAGCCGTCGTTTCACTTCCTTCCACGGCTTGCCATCAAAACCCTGCCGTTTGAAATTGTCCTGAAAGTGGTTCACTGCCAACACACCCACCTTGCGCGGCAGCTTGCGTAGTGCGTTATCCACTTTCTTTTTCAGTGTCAAAAACGGGTTATTGGTTGCCATTGTCTTTTGCGAATTGTTCGGCTTTCTTGCGTTCTTCCTCTGTGAGCTGCTGGTAATACTCATAATTCTCACCAAACGGTTTGCCGGTTTTGCCTACGTTGTTTTGCCACTGGGGTTCTATGGCTGCCTGCTTCACGGCTGAACGCAATTTGGTGTCTGTCGTTAGTTCGGCATCAGCATCCATCTGTTGCACCGTGCACCTACAACGCCACGCCGAAGGTGGGTATATGACATTCCAGATTGGATCATTTACGGGTCTGACAATGCCTTCCAATTTCTGATGGGCAGGCCGTACATTGTTGTCACCCACGGTGCTGTACTTCAGGTTTGGAAAGTCTTCTGCATCCGCTTCGATCTGCACCCAGAGCCGTGCCGCTTGTGCTGCTGCAATGGCTTGGTTGTATTCCGTTTCCAGGTAGGTGACATTGTAGTTCTGGTGAATCTGCAATGCAGCCTTTCTGAACTCAGTCCATTTCACCAATTCACCATTGGAATCCTTCAGGGCTTCCACCAGCGACTTGATAAAGGCAGCGTTTTTATGTGCCGCGAAAATGGCAGTACTGGCATCCAACTTTTCCAACATGATCGTATCCGGTTGCTCATAGTCGGGCCGGATGTCTCCATATCCTTGATCCATGCCATCAATCAGGGTTTGGTAGGTGTCCACAAACGTTTTTTCGTCCAGGTCACCGGCCTTCAGTTCCTGTTTGAATACCTTGCGGAATAGCTTTTGAATCCCTTCAAACAAACCTAGTTTTTCATAGTCCAGGTGGTATGCCAGTTCGCCACACCCACAGTCAGGGCCGTGGACTAAGGTTTGTTCACTGGGCTTTTTTTTTTGAGCGGCAGCCTGTTTGCCTGACGGTTTGGGAATCTTGTATTTCTCGTAGAAATAATCATCGTCAATCGGAATGCCTGCCGCTTTGATTTGCAAATCCATCGTGAGCTGCACATCAATCGGTGTGTTGTCCGTTTGGTCAAACTGGAACATGCCACCTGATACCGGATAACCCAATGCCTCCAACTTGGGTTTGAAAAAGAAGTTGAGCTGATCCAGGACAAACTGCATGTCATCCTGGGTGATCTTATCCTGCTCCTGCTGGTGTACCTGTGCCTGGCTACGGCTGCTGCCGTCCTGGGTAGTCATCGTTTGGCCCAAGATCAGGATAGAAAGCTCTTCCTTGAGTGCTTGCAGGAACGGAGCATGCACACTGGCACCGGCACTGTTGTTGATCTGGTGAAGCGTCAGGGTAGTCCAGTCCTTTGGCGTAACGATGGCTGCCGAATTGCCGGATTCATCCGCTACCTTTTTGGTTTCTTCGCGTGCGCCTGGTACGCTTGGGTCGTATTCGTACTGCCGGATGGGCTGCCCGAACATCTCAATGAAGTTGGCATAGTCAATGGTGCCACCGCGTTTGAGAATCACGTTGCAGGCCGCAATGTTCAGCAGTCCCAGTTCATCATCAATGTACACTTCAAAGGTATACCGGTCATACGGAGGCAGACGGTATTCAAACCCGGCATTTTCGGAGGCGTTTGCCCGAACGACAATACCCAGTTCAGGCCGCACATGTTCGCGCGGGATCAGGATCGTCCGGACTATTTCCCCTTTCTCCACCACGAATTCCATCAGGGAATAACCCCAGAAGATTGACTGCATGGTGTGTTTGACAACCTTGCCAAACCACGGAGATTCAAAAAGTTTGTTCAGCTCCGTGGTATTCTTGCCTTCCTCTGTGTAGCGGATGCGCTGCCGGGTGACGGCTTTGATGCGTTTGTCAATGATGGCATACACGTGGGCATCCAACAGGATTTCCTTGTATATCTCCAACAGTTGACGACGCAACGGGTTGCGCACGTTCTCTGCCGACTGCAAGGCTTTGCGCCACTTGTCAATGGCAATCTTTTGCCGTTGGAGCTGAATAAGCTGAATCTGATTGATGATCAGACTGGTATCTTTGGTCTGCTTTGCCATTGGTTAAAAACGGTTGTTTCGTTTGACATCTCCACTGTAAATGATATTGCCGGCAGCAGTGGTGGTTTCCGGTTCGGGCCGGGTGGGCAGGTCGGTGAAAAGCGTGCCCGATCCGGTATCCTTGCACCATTTGACAGCGGCATCGTACCGGTCCATGCGCAGTTGCGGAATCTGGTTAGGATTCAACCGCGAATGGACGTGATACAACAGGATGTCCACGCAGAACATGACAATGAGCGGGTGCCGCTCCGATCCACTGCGATTGAATATATTGGCAACATCCAAGCGTACACCCAGATAGCTCTGCATTTCCTTGATAGCCTGCATTTCGGCCTGGTGCAGAATAGATGCGTCATCCTGAATGATACGCGTCAATACATCCGCCTTGATTTGGGCTTTGAAATCTTCCTGTGTCAGAAATACCATACGATTACGGGTTTGCAGGTTCGATGGTGATGGTGGCCGTGGTAGTGCCGTTGGCATTGTCGGTGCTTTCCAATACCATTTGATAGTCCGGGTCGGATGCTTTTTCAATGAATTGCTTGAATACCAGTTCCGCCAGTTCGGTGGATGCTGTGTTGAAATCCATCACCAGGGCGGGCTTGTCATTTTTGAAGGTTACTGCAAACTTTACCATGAGTTCTTTCGGGTTTTGGGTATGAACAGATTGGGAAATAAACCAACTTTGGATTGGGTATTGAGCTTTTCAAACAAGCCTTCGCAGGCATCCGGGCCGTCGTCATTCGCACTGCTGCCTTTTTCGAATAGCAGGAACTGATCCACCAGTTTTTCCATATCCTTGGAGCCTTTGCGCAGTTCGTTGAAGAATACCTTCAGGCGTTGGAATGTGGGTGTCATGGCTTCGATCCGGATGAACTTGTCGGGTTTGGCTCGTTTGTCGGGCCGGATGTTGAGCTGCTTGCCACGCTTTTCGGCTTCGGCATAGAAGTCATCCAAAAACATATCCTGAATGAAGTTGGCTTCAAACCAGTATTCCACCATGATGTTTTCCGGTATCCAACTCCGGAAGTCGTAACACCAGTCAATGACATTTGCCAGTGTGGTTTTGCGTACAAAGCAGTCGTAGATATAGTAGGTGTCGCCGTGCTTGAACCCGGCCACCAGTGCTTTGTAATCACCGTTGGCTTTGTAGGAAAGGTCGCCATATACCACTATCTTCTGCACCGGTGGTGTGAACAGTGACAGCGGTTTGTACTGCATCCATTCGGCTTTGAATAGCAAGCCTTCTTCCACTGGGTTGTTCATCCATTCGCGTTCCCATTGGGCAGACGGTGTGTTGGCTTTCTTCTTTTCCCAGTATTCACGGGTAAAGCGTTCCGGCCACGTCGGGTTGCCTTGCGCATCAATGGCATTGCGTAATAGAATCCGGGTAGTTTCCTTGGTGCCAAGCTTTTCCAGGAGTCCGGCAATGATGCCGGATTTGTGAATCAGGTTGTTGTTTATCAGCATGCGCTGACGATCCTTGTCAAACGCACCCATGATGTCACCGGTGATCTTATCCACCCGTTCGGCTACTATCTCTGCGTTCTTGGCTTTCTTGCGATCTTCCACATCATCCACGGATACGTAATCAGGCCGGTGCTGCATGTTGCGCAAGCCACGGGCACTTTGATTGATACCCAGTGATTTGAACAGGGTGCCTTTCTGAATCTTGAATTCCCCTTCACTCCAATCACCATGCTGCATCTGTATACCGTAGTCTGCAATCAGACGTTGGTTGTATTGCAGCTCTATCTGAATGTCACGAAGCAGCAAACCGGCCTTGGTTTCGTTTTCACCGATCAGCAGCATGAAGCTGATCTGGTCAAACACAAAGATGAGCCACATGGGTATACCCAAGTTGCCATGCACCGACTTGGCACCACCACGGTAAACCGTATTGAACTGGTTAATGATGGGATTGTCACGCAGGTTTTCAGCTACCTCAATGTGATACTCTGCGCAGTCGCATTCGGCATAGTGCGGAAAATAGTATCTGAAAAATGCGTTGTAGTCCGTCTTGAACCGTTCCAGGCGTGCAGCCTTTTCGTCTGTCGTTTCGACAAACGTTTCCGTGGCTCCAATTACCTGATTCTTAAATATCTCCCAATCAGCTTTCTGCTGCCTGGTAAGCTTGTTTGGATTGAATGCCATCAGTAGTAATGGGTTTTGATGAAGTCATCCATGTGACCAATCAGAGCCTTGCCTAGCTCGACGTCCTTTTCCAGTAAGTAGCGTGTAAGGTCCTTGACGATTTTAACGGCCTGCTGGGGTGGCACACTGGTGGCAGGCATCTTTTCAATTTCCATGCTGATGGCTTGCAGCACGTCCAACGGTTCGTTGTCGTCCAATGCCTGCTGGTAGCGAGCCAGGAGCTTGACACGGATGGTATCCTTATAGGAGAACTCAGAAACTTTCAGCTTGTGCCAGTTGTAGGCTTTGATCCACCGGCCCAATACGTGTTCGTTGCAACCGGTGCGGGCTGCAATCTCCTTTTGGGTAAGGTCGGTTTGGATGAACAGGAGTTTGGCGACTTCCCGTAACTCATCGTTGGATAGACTCCGCTTTCTCCGCTTTTTCGGAGTTTCTTCATTAGCTTCCATTAGACGCATTTTTTGGTTGATCCGACCAAAGACACGCGCAGTTGGCTAATCGTTAAACCTGAAAGAGTTTAAACGGCATTTGAACGGTGCTAGAGAACTGTTAAAGCGTAGCTATGCAGCAACAGTGGAAGGAGTGCATGGGGCAGCCTGTGACAGGGCGGTTTGGGCAGCATATATGATATTGTATATGGTGCCACTTGCCAGGTAATACTTTTCACTCAGCTTCTCACAACAGACCTCAAGACGGTAGCCCTGTTTGTACAGTGCACGGTAGTCTTTTACTATAGCGGCATTGCGACGCGTAATCAGTTCTGGTTTTCTGATCGGCATGGTAAAAGTAGTGGGATTGCGTGAAATGGAAGGTAGTTGCGATTTCCTATGTAAACATAGCATTATCGTATATAATATACAAATTACATAGGAAACACCCGATTTGGCAGACGCAAGAAACCCCTCCAATTTTGTGTCCACAACACGCAACAATTATTCTTTTCTGCATGCCAACCTATCCACGTTTTGTTGTATTGGACAGTTCGATCAACCGGTACGGGTATCGGGTAAAGGCTGAAAACATGACGGTTGAAAACTTTCTGAAAAACCCTGTGATGTTCTACCGGCATGATCGGTGGAGTGGTGTGATCGGAAAGTGGACCGACCTGAAATATGCAGACGGACGTTGGACCGCACTACCCGAATTCGACGAGAAAGACGAAATGGGTGCCAAGATTGCGCGGCAGGTGGCTGAAGGTTTCCTGAATGCAGTATCTGTAGGTATTGACGTGGATTACGATTCGTTGGAATACGAACAGAATCCATTGATACCCAGTCAGCAGATTCCGGTAGTAACCAAGTTTGACCTGTTGGAAATCTCCATTGCGGACATTCCTGCCCTGGCAAACGCCACACGCCTGGCTTGCATGAAAAAGAATGTGACGCTTTCACAGTCCGACCAGGGTATGACAGCCGAAGTGCTGCAATCCATTTTAAACCCGACACATAATCCTACCCAAATACCGATGAAAACAGTATTGAAACAATTGGGCCTGGCTGACAACGCAACCGAAGCGGAAGCCCTGCAAAAAGTATCCGAACTGACTGCCAACGTCAATGAGCTGAATGGCAAGCTGACAGCAAATCAGACGACCATCAAAACCCTTGAGGAAAAAGTAACGGAGCTTTCGCAGAGCGCCGTGAAGCAGAATGCAAAGGTGCTGGTGGATGCCGCGTTGACTGCCAACAAAATCACCAAGGCTGAAGAAGCGCATTACCTGTCACTGGCAGAATTGAACTACGATGCCGTGAAAGCTTTGTTGGATGCCAAGCCTGCGTATCAGACCATTACCAGTCAGTTGAGCCAGGGCAGTACTGTGACTACCATTGCGGATGATCGGAAAACCTGGACGTTGACCGACTGGCAGAAAAAAGATCCTGCGGGATTGGGTAACCTGCGTGCCAACAATGCCGAAGCCTATAACGCTCTTATCAAAGGGGTGAAGGTAAAGTAATTCACCGGCTTGTAAAGCCAACCTGAACCGGGGTGCCGCTGGGAATGCAGGCACCCCACTACTTCGCTACTATTTTTAATCACAATACTAATTCTTTACGAGAATGGGAATTCAGAAAGAACTTTGGGTGAATTACATCATGGGCAACCTTTTCCGGGAAAACCCGCACCTGAACCCCGTAGCCTGTACGCGGGTAGATCAAAACGTACTGGAAGGTAAGATTGTGCACATTCAACAGGCAGGCTCAAAACCTACCGTGGTTCGCAACCGCAACACGTTTCCGTCAACCGCTGTGCGCCGGACCGATCTGGACATCGTGTATCCGATTGATGAGTACACAACCGATCCAACCGTGATTCCGAACGCGGATACCATTGAATTGTCCTACGACAAAATGGATTCGGTATTGTCGGAACACCTGGCTGTGATTGCCGAATTGATCGGTGATGACATCATTTACAACTGGCTGTCTGCCTTTGCTGCCGGTGCCGGTTCACAGGCTGTCAGTGCTGCCACTGTGCTACGCATTGCCAATGCTGCCACCACGGCTGCCACCGCTCCAGGAGCCACCGGCAACCGTCAGAAATTCAGCTACCAGGATTTGCGCCGGGCACAGGTTGCCATGAACAAACAGAACATTCCCAAGTCGGACCGGTTTGCCCTGCTGCCTTCCGAACTGCTGGGACAATTGCAGGACGATGCCGACCTGATCAAGCGTGACTTTGGCAAGGAACTGGACATTGAAAACGGTATCATCACCAAGCTGTTCGGCTTCAATATTATGGAACGCAGTTCGACTGCCACCTATGACAACGCCGGTACGCCGGTGGTAAAAGCCGTGGGTGCAGCCACTGCCATCACCGACAATGAAGCGGCTGTCTGCTGGCAAAAAGCGGCAGTGGAAGCTGCCTTGGGTACGGTGGATATGTTTGAGGACCTGAACAGCCCGTACCAGTACGGTGACGTGTATGCAGCCCTGGTACGCATGGGTGGCCGCAAGCGTCGTGGTTCGGCTCAAGGCATCATTGCTTTGGTTCAACAGCCATAAGCTGCTATTACTCCGCACTACTAACTTTTATTGATACAACTGTTTAATGCCTGGCACTGTGCTTTCCTGACCGATTGCCTTTCGCCAGGCTAAACAAACCTTCTTTATGAAAGCAAAATTTTTATGCGTTTCTGTTCTGCTGCACATGGCAGGACAGGACAAAGGCGAGACCGTTGAGTTGATACCTGTATACGGAGATTCTGAGGAAAATAAATCGTTTTCTAAATACACTCCTTCAGGTAAACTGACACTTACCATTACCAATGAAAACCTGTTTGGTTTTTATCAGCCTGGTAAGCAGTACTACCTGGACGTTCAGCCTGCCTAACCTTTATAGATATATGGGAAAGACACAAAAGACGGCAGCCACTACACCTGTAGAACCTGCCACACCGATCATAACCCAACCGACCGAGAAGCCTGCTGTTTCCGGGGACGGTGTAACGCCGTCCCCTGCTGCCACGGGTGAAACCGTGGTGGAGCAGCCTGCCGTTCAAACATCGGTTGAGACGCCTTTGAATGACACGGCTGATATTGCTGATCTGAATCCTGATTTGCATCAGCAAGTTCATTTGAAGCCGTCAGAGCTTGCACAGTTACTGGCTGATGACGCTGAAGCTGCCAAACAATCCTTAGTGGATGAACTGGATGAGCAGGAAGAGCCAGTGGACTGGAAAGAGAAGATTCAAGGCTATTTCGAAACGTATCCCAACCAAAAGGAATTCTGGGTGGGCACAGTGAACGAAATGGTTTTCCTAAATGAGTCGGATGCTCAACACTATGTGCGCGGTGCCGGTGGTGAGGTAATCCATGTAGAACGTTAAAAATCCAAAGCCCTGCCACCGGGTAGGGCTTTGGGTTCCCTTTACAACCATGCACAAAGATTCAATTCTATCTTATATCACAGGATTGGCAGGTGGCATTTACGGTGCCATTGTCACTGCTGAATGGTTCCGTACATGTATGTTCGCAATGCTTGGTGCAGTGGTTGGATTCGCAACAACCGAATTACTTCATTACCTGAAAAAAGGCTACTTAGAGTGGCGAAAAACCAAAAAGGCAAATGGCAAATCTAAAAGATAAAATATTCGAATGGCTCTACCTGGTGGCACTGGCTGCCCTGGTGGTAGTCTTGCTGGGGCAAACCCTTCCGCCTTCCGTACTTGAAAAAATGGGCTTTGATGCCTCCGATACCATTCCGGAATTGTCCGGCCTGTCTGCTTTCCTGTTGTATGCACTGACGGGTATTCTGTTGCTACGCTTTTCAATCAAATGGGTGTTTCCTGATCTGAAGCTTTCGGAGTTTTTCAAGTCGGGTGACCTGTCGGTGAAAGCAAAGGTGGCATTTGCCCTGATCCTGGCACTGGCACTGGTACTGCATGCCTCCATATCCAAAGCCGAAACGCCACCGCACCTGATACTGGCTAAGAAGTATGTAGGTGTTACCGAATCTCCACGCAATTCGAACCGGGGCAAAGAGGTAGAAATGTTTCTGCGATACACGGGCCTTGGTGGTGGACATAGTTACTGTGCAGCCTTCGTTTCCTTTTGCATCGGTCGTTCCAATGTGCACGAACCGATGATCAACAGTGCGGCAGCCCGTGCCTTTGTGACGGCCAAAAGCATCAGAGCCAGTTACGTCCTTAGTGGTGTGTACCGGGTGCCGGAAGGTAGCATTGTGGTATGGCAGCGGGGAACGGGGTGGCAAGGCCACGTGGGCTTTGTTGTCAGGCAGACCGGACCTAACCAGTTCATCACCATCGAAGCCAATACCAGTTCCGGCAAAAAGGGTTCGCAGTTTGACGGTGGCGGGGTGTACCAACGTACACGGTCCATCTGTCCTACGGATCATTTCAGAATCATTGCATTCACCCCTGTTACCTACATCTGACCATGCTCAAGATTATTGCATTTATCATTTCCTTGTTTCGCAAGGCCGGGAAAGCCCTTGCCTACGTTGACGAAGCCATCACGGTTGTCAATGACATCAAACAGGCGTTGAGTTCGGATTTTGCCGTGAAAGTTACCGACCTGATACCCGGCAACTGGGATAATGTGGCACGGGTAAAGGTGGTGTATGCCCTGAACAAAGCATCCGTTTTGCTGTGGAAGATTGACGAATGCCAGGATGCCACCACGGCTGAACAGAAAGTGGCGTGCTACCTGAAGTGGCTCAAGCTTCAGAACGATGAAGTGAAAGCACTCAATTACGCCAAAATCGCATTGCTGATTGCACAGCAACTGGGTGATTCGCTGAAGATTTCGGAAGCCGAACTGAATGCCATCATTCAGACACGCTACGTGCAACGCAAACAGCAAAGTATATAACCGCAAGTTAGAGCAGTGGGTAGCTCGTTTGGCTCATAACCAAAAGGTCGCCGGTTCGAGTCCGGCACTTGCCACACCGACACAGATGTATGAAAGAACTGTTCATTGCCCTGGGTGCCGCTTTGATGAATGCAGGTTTGCAGATCAAATACATTGACCTGTACAAGCGGCAGTTTGAGAACCTGGAGCAGGATAAGGAAATCGTACACAACAGCTTTGATTTTCCGGCAGTACTGATTGAACTGAAAGTGAATTGGACATCCACAGCGCAAGGCGTTCAGTCAGGTAATTGTACAGTGACGCTGCACATTGGGCAGGAGTTATACGAGAACACCGATTACAATTCACCGGAAAGCCTGAACGCCTTGGCTAACATCTTTGACCTGCCACAGGCTATTTACCTGACGTTGCAGGGGTTGACAGGTTTAAAGTTTACCGGCCTGGTCCGCACCGATGACGAACCGGATGTGGATTACGGCAATCTGAATGTGCATAAGCTCACATTCACCACTACCATCACCGATGCAGTCAAGTTCAATACCTCCAGGTTTATCAAGGTGGGTGCTGATCTGAAGCTAGGCAAAAACATTACGCCGGACACGGTTTATCCGCAACCGGCAGTCATACCAGGTACTTAACAATTCTACAATATGGCAAGGCCAAACGTAACCATTCAAAAATTAAACGGTGGCATAGGTGGCACCGTCCTGTCGAAAGACGGGGTTTCGCTGCTGGTAATCTCCCTGGATTCCACTGCCTATGCGCTGGTGGGTACTTCGTTTGTCGGCATTCAACTGTCCGATTTCGAAGCCCTGGGATTCACCCAGGCCAAGGACCTAACCAATAATGTGTTGGCATGGGAACACATCAAAGACTTTTACGTGAAGGCACCTGCCGGAACGGAATTGCACGTGCTGGTGGTGCCTGCCACTACCACACTGACGCAACTGTTCACGGTTGCCAATGCCAATTACGTGGCGTTGCAGACGTACCTGACCAGCAAGAAAAGCCTGATCAAGCTGCTGGGTGTGGCTCTGAATCCGTCGGCTGCCGAAACGGCACCTACGGCAGGGATCAGTGCGGATGCCATTGCTGCCATTCCCCTGGCACAAGCCTTTGCGGATAACGAGTTTTCAAAATTCCGTCCGATTGACATCATCATCGAAGGCCGCAAGTTTACGGCTGCCAGCATGGCTGCTGCCGAAAACCTGCGTACCAAAACAGCAACGAATGTGAGTGTGATGATCAGCAGGGATGGTGTGCGGCAGGCTGCCCTGGTGGCTGCCGGACATACCGGAAGTGCCAACTATGCAGCGGTGGGTTTTGCCCTGGGTCGCCTGGCTGGTATCGGGGTGCAGGTGAACATTGGCCGTCGCAAGGATGGTCCGACCGGTTGGGGAAATGCCGTGCTTTCCGGAGCACAGCAGGTAGTGTTGCTGACAGATGCCGACCTGGACACACTCAGTGACAAAGGGTATTTGTTCGTCACGCAGGATACCGGACAGGAAGGGTTTTATTTCAATGACGATCCGACCTGTGCGCCGCTCGACAATGACTATTGCTACATCACGCGCAACCGTGTGATTAACAAAGCGGCACGCATTGCGCGGCAGGTGTATGTGAATGAGTTGTTGGATGAAATCAGCGTGGACCCTTCCAATGGGCAGCTTTCTCCGTTGACCATCAAAACCTTTGAGGATGCCATTAAAACGCAGATTGAAGATTTGATGATACCTGTGGAAGCGGATGCCGTGACTGTGTTCATTGATCCGGTGCAGAATGTGTTGGCCACCAGTTCGATTACGATCCTGGTGCAGGTGCAGCCGAAAGGTTACGCACGCTTTATCAACGTGAAACTCAAATTAGTAAACCCTGCAAACAACTAAGATCATGGCAGTAAACGGCACTAACTATAGTTACGAAAACATTCAGGTAGTATTGGCTAACAAGGTCACGGCTGCTGAAAGCATCGAATACGACGAAACAGAAGAGACTTCCGAACTGCATGTGCTTGGGCAAAAGTCTCCGTATGCCGTCATATCCGGCAAGTCTACCTTCACGGGTAAGATTGCGCTGGTGATGGATGAATACGATGCGTTGCAGGATTCGATTCCGCAAGGGCAGAGCATCCTGCGCATTGGGCCGTTCAACATCCTGGTGGCTCGCCTGACACCTTCCGGCGTGCTCCGCACGGACCGGCTGGTTAAAGTGAAGTTCAAGAAAGTAGGCAAGACTTTCAAGGCCGGTGAAAACCATGCCATGATTGAACTGGAACTGTCCATTGGTGGCATTGAGTACAATGTTTAAATAAATTCTTTTAACGGTTTAATCGAAAATTAACCATGTCGCAAACATCGAAAGTCACTCCTGAACAAATTGAGGAGTGGAAGAAAAAGCACGGAGCTGTGTACGAGTTTTCATCTGAAGGCAAAGTATGCTACCTGCGTAAACCCAGTCGGGACATTCTCAGAGCTGCCAACGTAGGTTCAGGTGAGGATACGATCAAGTGGAATGAGATCATTGTTAAGAACTGTTTTTTGGGTGGTGATGAAATGTTTCTGACCGATGATGATTATTTCTTTGGTTTGTCCAAGATGCTGACTGAACTGGTAGAGACCAAGAAAGTAGAGCTAAAAAAAATTTCCTAGCATCACAGGGTGAGTCTACCCGTGGTGAAATCGAACCTCTGTCAGATACCCTGTTGCGCATGATCCATGCGCAACTTCGGTATTACTACAAACAAACGGATGAGTACCTGGATTTGCTTTCCGATGCTGCCTTTTTCAACTGGTATGCTGACCTGATTGTGATCCGTCAATCCGAAATTCAAGCTTCTACCTGATGGCAAATTCACTGGAATGGTTGTTTAATCTGAAAGGCAATATTCAGGCACAGCTCAACGCTGGTGCGGCTGCCTTTCTGAAAGCTGATGGTGCTGCCAGGCAGTTTCAGCGTACAACCAATGCCCTGCCTAGCAGCATTGAAGGCATCCGGAAAAAGATTGACGACCTGAAGGTGATCCGCGAACTGACAACGGATGTGAAGGAGCTTGCCAAAGCCAACCGCGAGATTGCGGCATCCGAAAAGCAACTCAGCAAGCTGTCCGGGTTAGGCACCCAAAACAAAGTCCAGAGCTTTCTTACCAGCGGACCGCTGTCGGGTATTCCCGGTGTGGCCGGACTGGCTGGTGTGGCTACACCGATGGGACTGGTGGCGGCAGGTGCTGCCATCGCAGGTACTGCCCTGGTGGATGCCGGTCGCAAAGCCATAACATTCAATGCAGGTATGGCAAAGGCGAACGTAACGATGGGCTTGAGCAAATCGGAGCTGAACGCCTTGAGCCAGGAAGTAAAGACACTGGCAGGGGAATCCGGTATTGAAAATGCCATTGGACAGGTGCCGGACGCGTTCAATCAGATTGTTTCAGGTGTGGGTGATGCCAAATTGTCGATGGACATCCTGCGTAGTTCGCTCAAAGGAGCCGAAGCGGCACAGACGGATTTAAAGGTGGTGAGTGATGCCGTGGTGAATACCATGAACTCTGTAGGCTCTGCCAATACCAATGCCAAAGAGGTGTTGGATACCTTGTTTGGAGCGGTGAAGGTAGGCAAGGGTGAGTTTGCCGACTTTGCCAACTACCTGCCCAAGATCATACCGCTGTCCAATAACCTGGGATTGTCATTCAAGGAAACGGCAGGGGCCTTTGCCTTTTACACCTCACAAGGTCTAAAGGCCGAACAGGCAAGCACTACCCTGGAAAACGTGTTCAAAGCCCTGTCGGATAGCAAGCGGCAGAAAGAGTTCAAGAAACTGGGAATTGAATTGTTTGACCAGCAGGGTAAGCTGCGGAGTCTGGTGGATATTTCCAGTCAGCTCAAAACCCGTTTCGACGGGCTGACCGCCAAACAGCGGATTCGTTTGCTGGATAGCCTGGGACTGGATCAGGAAGCCACGCTGGGTTTATCATCCTTCGTGCAGGATGTGGACAAACTACGTGACAGTATTGAGCAAACCAAGAACGCCGCTTCGTTGGGCATTGGCTTGGATGGATCATTGGCAAAGGGTGCCAACGAACAGGCCGAATACAACCGGATGATGAACCAGTTCAATGATCTGATGATGGAACTGGGGTTGGCCGTGATGCCACTGGTAAACGATGCGTTGAAAAACATCAATGCCATCCTTGGTTTGATCCGGGGTGCAGCCGACTGGGTGGGCAACAAATTCAGTAACAGCCCGATTCTGAAAATGGCTGCCAAGGATGCGTTTGGCATCGTGACCAATCCGATAGGCACCATTCGTGAAAAGTGGAATCAGTTGCAAAGTGGCAAGGTTCCGGATGAACTGAAAACCAAGGCCGGAACCGAAAACCGACCGACCAGGGCAGCCAACCGGGTGGCAAATCCCACGGGGCCGACCAAGCCGAAAAAAGATCCGTTCACGCAAAAGCGGTTGGATGAACTGGATAAGAAAGACAAAGAGACAACAGAAAAAGTGACCGGTGGCGGCAGCCGTCCGGTAAATATATACATCAGCTTTGAGGCATTGAACAAAGGTGGCATCACCATTCAGACAACCAACCTGACCGAAGGAGCCAACCAGGTGGAAGCCATGCTGATGGAAATGATGTTACGGGTAACCAATTCAGCCAACCAAATCGCAACCGGATAATGCCGCAATTCAACGTCATACTGGAACGGGCCTTGGGGCCTGGTGCAGGCATAGCAGCCCAACAGACAGGAGCCAAGGACTTTGCCACCAACTTTGACAAGTCGGCATTTCCGGGTTTGCCGTTCGGCCTGGCTAACCTGCCCAATCCGTTCATTCGGTTGGATAAGACAATCGCAGACGGCGTGGCCGTGCAAGGCAGACCCGTGGTGGATCGTCCGGTGGCTATTTCCAGGCTACGGCTTGACGGCCTGGAGCTGCCAAACCTGATTGTGGAAGTGAGTGGCCGTAAGAATGTGATCAGTACCAAGATTGCAGGCAAAGACGACGTGGTAAACGAGATTGTCAGTTTTGAAATGTGGGCCGTGAAACTGCGCGGGTATGTGATCGGACCGACTACCGGCACGCCGGATTCGGAGTTCGGATACTTCCCCTATACAGAACTGAAAAAGCAGGTGAAGCTATTCCGCAAAAACCAGGCATTGCAGGTGGAGTGTGAATACTTCCGATTGCTTGACATTCACTACCTGATCCTGACGGATGTGAATTTTCCGGACATGGCAGGGTATGACAATGTGTTTGCCTATGAATTCAATGCCATCAGTGATAAACCGGTAGAGCTGGTAATTAAACGATAAACAACCATGAGAAAATTTAGCTCCATTTGTCTGATGCTCACAGCCGTCATTTTAAGTAGCTGCCTGTCCGTGCGCCGTGCACTGGTGGATGAACCCTTGCAGGTGGAAGCTGCACAGGTGGTGAATGATCCGAAGTATGGCAAATACCTGTACGTGCTCACAGACGGGCAGCGTGGGTATTACTACTATTCGGATAAGCTTTTTTCTTTAGGAGATACAGTAACGGTAAAATAATGGCTTTCACTCTTTCCTGCCGGATTACGATTGACAACCTGGTGCTGAATTCGGTGCACAGTGTGGATGTTGTTTCGACCTGGAAAGAGCTGTCGGACAAATGCATGATCAAGATACCCAGTCGTGGCGTGATCAATGTGGACAGCAAGCTGAAGGAAGTCAGCTTTGAACAGCGTGTCCAGGTGGGAATGGCTGTAAAAGTGGAGCTTGGGTATGATGAACAGTATGTGACCGAATTTGAAGGCTATGTGGCAGAGATCAAGCCGGGCTACCCGTTTGAATTGCGCTGTGAAGACCGGATGTGGCTGCTCAAGCGTGACGGGAACATCAACAAAAGTTACAAGTCGGTCAAAGTCTCCAAGCTGCTCAAAGACCTGGTGCCGAATGTGAAGATTGATCCGGAAGCGCCGGATGTGACCATTGATAATTTTCTGATCGAACGGGCCACCAAAGCCAAGGTGTTACAGGAGCTGAAGGAAAAATACGGCATGGCAATCTACTTCAGAGGCGAACAGCTCTATGCCGGACTTCCGTACTGGGACCGGATCAACGAAATTGCCATACTGGATTTGCAGGCAAACGTGGTGAGTGATTCGCTACAGTACAAACGAAAGGATGATGTGCGGCTGAAGGCCAAAGCCATCAGTCTACTGAAGGATAACAAGAAAGTGCAGGTGCAGGTAGGTGATGACGATGGTGAGGAACGAACCCTGCACTACAGAGGGATTTCGGATAAGGAGCTATTGCGCAAACGGGCACAGTCGGAACTGGACCGGTACAAGTACGAGGGCTACCGGGGTTCGGTGACTTCGTTCGGGCTGCCGGTGGTAAAGCATACGCAGGTAATCGAACTGAGTGACAAACGCTATGCCGAACGAAACGGCAGGTACCTGGTGGATTCGGTGCGTACCAGTTTCAGTGCAGCCAATGGCTACCGTCGTGAAATCGAAGTGGCAATCAAAGTAAGCGTAGGCACGGCAGCAGATTCCGTGGCTCCGATCAATCCAATTGACATCAGTGTATAATGGATATACCACAGCTCATTCGTGAAGGGTTTCAGCGCATGGCACAGGATTCGGCTACGCAGATCAGAGTAGCCAGGGTGACAAGCCTGGACAAAGACAAGGTGGTTTGCGATGCCGCGTTTGTGGATACGGAGGTGGACGTTTTTAACATCCGCCTTCGTGCCACGGACGATTCCACGGACGACGGCCTGGTGGTGTATCCCAAAGTAGGCAGCTTCATTCTGGTGGCACAGATAGCCAACAATGGTGACTGGATCATGCTGATGGGTAGCGAGTACGATAGCGTGACCATCAAACGCAATGGCAAGGACCTGGGTGAAGTGCTGGTGGATTTGCTGGGTGCCATCAAACTGATGACGGTCACCACACCGGCAGGGGAAAGCAAGCCACCAACCAACCTACAAACCTTTCTACAGGTTGAACAGGATTTGAAAACCATTTTCGGGCTGTAAAAAGATACGATTTATGCCGTTAAACAAGCCTTTGTTGCAGGCCGCAATTCTGCAAATATTGGAAGATTTCAAGAACACCGAAGAGATAAGCGGGGAAGCGGCAGCCCAACAGTTTGCCGAAAAATTAACCGATGCCATTGATGCGTTTGTGCGCACGGGCACGGTAGTAACTACAGGAAGTGCCACAACCCAAACCGGTACCATCACATGACAAAGGATATTTTATTGGATGACAACCTGGATTTATTATTCGTCAATGGTGATTTGGTGATAGGCCAATCCGACCTGCAACACATTGAACTGATTGCTTTGAGCAATACCGGTGACTGGAAAGAAAACCCTCAGTTCGGGGTGAACATCCGCAAGGCGTTGCTGGCAGATGATGGCAATACGGCAGTGAAGCATGCCATGCAGATACAGTTGGAAGCGGATGGTGCGGATGTGCAACGGGTGTCTATTGATAATACAGGTACTTTAACAGTGGAAGCAAGTTATGGCACGGACAATTAACCAGATCAGGGATTCGATACTTACCAGCATTGCGGCAGATGCCACGTTGGCTGAAGCCACCAGTACTTCCATTACTGCCATCTACCGGTTGGTTGCCTATGTGGCTGCCGTGGCAATCTGGGTGCACGAAAACTTCTTTGACGCGCACAAGGCAGAGATAGAACTACTGATCAATCAGGCGCCGGTAGGTACGCCGAACTGGTATGTGCTGAAGGCCAAATTATTCCAGTCGGGTGACGTGCTCTACGAAGTGGGTGGCATTCTTACCTATCCGATCATTGATGAAACCAAACGGATCGTCACGCAGGCGGCCTACAAGGTGGCCGGTTCCAAGTTATTCCTGAAGGTAGCCAAGGCCGGTGCGTTGCCGGATACCCTTGATCCGCTTTCCCCTACGGAGCTGACACAGTTTGGTGGGTACATTGACCGGTTGCGGTTTGCCGGAACGGACATTGAAATCGTCTCACTCAATGCCGACCGGTTGCGGGTGTATGCCAAGATTTATTACGATGGCATCTACGAGCAAAACGATTTCAAGACACGCCTGGTGGCCGGGATCAAAGCCTATCTGAAGAACCTGCCGTTTGATGGCACCGTGCAGGTGATCCGGTTGATTGATGCCATGCAGGCCGTGGAAGGCTTCAAAGACATTGAAGTGATACAGCTTCAGGGGTGGAGCGGTCTGGTGAGTGAAGGCTTTACCCGTATCTACGAAACCAAGGCCGGATACATCGAAGCCGAAACAGCGGCAGGCTTCACATTGGAAGAGACGTTACAATTCGTGTCTGCATGAAAATAGTACAGATAGATATTGACAAACTGATTCTTAGGCTGTTGCCGGTTGACCTGCAAAAGCCTAAGATGATTGCGTTTTTGCGGGCTTTGCTGGTGCCGTTCATGGCTATCCATGCCGACTTTCTGGCATTCCGAACCGATTCCAACAGCCGGGCCAAGCTCAACGGACAAACGCAGATTCTGGAAAACCTGCTGAACCGTCGCATTGCATCCGCTGCCAACCTGATCCGGATACTGAACAATAGCCTGCGCCTGGACGCAGTGTATGTGTTCAACGAACCCGAACTGCAAACCGAACTATTCATCAACAATGTGTTGGAAGGGGACGGCTTGTTTTTGTCCAACAGCAGTGAGGGTGAAAGTTTGTACGACTTCATTGTGCAGGTACCGGCAGCGGTCTCAGCCCTGGAACGGCAGCAGATCAGAGCCATCGTAAACCAGTATAAGATAGCCACCAAGAACTACGAAATTCAGATCATATGAGAGAGATATTTGCAGACGACGGCGGCAGGCCGTTTTTTAACGAAGACTTGCTGTTGCTTCAGTCGGAGTTGACAGAAAGCATAGCGGCACAGGTGCGTGCCTTTGGCAATGCAATGGTGGTGATTGGCTGTGAGCTGTCACCGGCAGTTACGCCGGGCAACTTCAACATTGCGGCGGGGCTGGTGTACCTGGACGGCAGGTTTCAGCGTGTGGAGCCAGTCGCGGACGTGACCTTGCCGGTGTATGTGATTTCGTCAGGTGTCGTGGATGTCAGCCGAACCTATAAAACCGGCGCGGTGAAGGTGGCGGTGAAAGAATACAAAGCAGAGATCGTTACGGATGAACCCGGGGCGGGTGAGTATGTCACCATCAATGCCGTGCAGGATCAGTATTACAAATCCATCCTGCGTAATTCGATCATGCCGGTCGGCTCCATTCTGATGACAGATTCGGTGGTGAGCTTTGATACGGCTACCGGCCTGGGATCAGGTGCGTGGCTGGGTTGGGCCTTGTGCGACGGGCAAAACGCAACACCCAACATGAAAGGCCGCTTTGTGGTGGGCTTTGATAAAGACTCTGCCAATTTGCCTACAAACATGGCTGGTTTGGTGCGCAACTATGGTGCCGTAGGCAATACCGGTGGTGGTGATACGGTGACGCTTACACAGGCGCAGTTGCCGAATGTGCAAATCAATTCGGGTATTTTCAACAACGGTGGCGGCTATGATGATGGTTCGACACAGGATAACATTGGTACCAATCCTACGTCTTCACCCGTGAAAACGGCAGCCCTGGGTAGTGGGCAGGCGCACGAAAACCGGCCTCCTTACATTGTTCTGGCTTACGTTAAAAAAATAGCCTGATGACTTACCAGGTATCCGATCCACGGCAGAGCATCTTTGATGTGACGGTGCAGAATTGCGGCACCGTGGAACAGCTCTTTGCCTTCCTGGACCTGAACGGACTGGATATAAACAGCGATCTGTTTCCAGGCAAAGTAGTGCAGGTGGTGACTGATCTGCCCGACCGGGCACGTGAAGTGGTGGATTACTTTGCCGAACGGAAACTAAAGATTGTCAACAGCCTTCAGGCTGCTTCACCCAACCTGCCACCCGAAGACTTTGATGCACGCGATTTTGACAACAATGATTTTTACGCCGGATAGATTATGACAGCCCAACAGTTAGTAGATGCGTTTACCGAATTGCTGCAACCGAATCAACGGCTTCGGTCGTTGCCGTTATTGGCAAAGATCATTGACCTGATCAACTTTGCGGCAGCACAAACTGGCAATGATTTGTCGCAGTATGTGAACAAAACCACAGACAAGGCATCTGCCAGTGATTTGACGGCTGGTACTGTAGGCAAGTTTCCCGATGCTAAGGAGGTCAAGGATTATGTATTGGCTCGTATTTCGGCACTGATAGACAACAGCCCTGCCCTTCTGGATACCTTGGATGAGTTGGCTGCTGCTTTGGGTGACGATCCGAATTTTTCCACTACTATCCTGACGTTACTTGGACTAAAAGCCAATGATGCAGATGTAGTGAAACTGACAGGTAATCAAAGTATTGCCGGAGCCAAAACTTTTGCTAGTCGGATTCAATTCAATTCGTCAATCATTTCACGTAACAACAACCTGGATACGGGTAAGTATGTCAATTTCAACATGCGAAACGATGACGAAGTAAACAATTATACCGTTTCGTTTTCAATTGATGAAGAAGGCAATTTTCTGCTCATACTTACCAACGTCACAACCTTCATTGACTACCAGTATACCTTTCCGCTGCAAAGTTTGCTGATTGGCGGTGCTCAAATTGATACTACAGAGACAGCGTTGGTTTCTTCCACGGCAATCGCTTTGGATATGGCTGACTACATGGAAAAGTCGGCCACGTTGGCACTGGCGCATAATGCCGCTTTTTCCGTTGTTAATCCGGGACAAAACAAGGTATATCTGATTTCCTTAACAACCGATGCCAGTACACGAACGATAACATTACCAGCAAATTCAATTTGGTGTGGCAATGTGGCAACGTTGAGCCTGGCAGCCAGCAGTAAGTTCAATATTGCTGTTCGTGCAAGGAATGTATCCGGCACCTGGAATTACGAATGGGTAATCATTAAATTCAATTAGGCTATGGGATGGTTTGAAATGATTCTGGCGGCGGCTTCTTCGGGTGGTGTCAGCCTTCCGGGAACCACTACCATCCGGGCAAAGATGAACGGTTCGGGCACGTTCGGTGGGCAAAGCTGGGTTGCGGATACGACCTACCGGACCGGTACGGTTTCCAACACATTCAATACCTCCTTTCCTGTTGTTCTGGACACCAACGTTCCTACATTTTACAATACGGGTGTGTTTGTGACCAGTTGTAGTTGGACCTTTCCCGTGGCGGCTGGTCTGTATGATGTATACCTGTACCTGATTGATAGCAATTCGACGGTGGGGCCCGCTACCACGACAGCTTACAATATTTCGCTAAACGGTACCAGCGTGGATTCTAATTTGGTACTGAAACAGTTCTTGTTTGAGCCTGTCACGCTAAGAAAGAAATATACTGTTGATGTGACTGGCTCTTCCATTGTTCTGAACCTAAGCCGTGCATTGACTTTTGACCTGGGAATAAGTGGTGTTGAAATCGTACCTGCTGGTACTGCACCTACCATTGGCGTAACGGATACAACGCCATTTGCTGCACCTGCCATCAATGGCACAAATACGAAAGACAAGGTTTTCGACGGTAACAACAGTACCGAATACATCAGTGCCGGACAGCCCAACATTGGTGCGGCGTTGGGTTACGACCTGGGTAGCAGCCGAACGGTGGCAACGATCAATTTTACGCCTTCGCCATCGTCACCTGCCAGAAGTAACGGTGCCAAATTCTACGGTTCCAATACCAAGTACACAGGCTATACGCTGTTGTATACCATACCGGCAGGGCAGGCAACGGTAGGTGCCAAAACGGCTGCCATACCATCAGACAAGCAAGGTCCTTGGCGGTACATCGTTTTTGAGGCACCGGCGAACACTTATTGCAATTTTGCAGAATTATCAGTCCCTTAA